TCTCATCTTCATCCCGTCCAAAGCTACAACTGACTTGGTTCTTTATCATGTCCCCAAATCCATTGTTCCTTAACCATGCAAATGCTGCTTCTTTTTTAGCTTCTTTAATAGATGCACCGTAATAGTTACCAACTTTTAAGTGTCTACCATCTGCAAGTTTTAATTCTGATAACCCAACTTCTGCAAAGAGGTTAGGTAAAACATTTTCTGATAAATGTTTTTTGTAATCTTTTTTAGTTTTAAGTTTGTCTTCTAAATCTTGTATTTCTTTTTCAGTGTCAGCTACATCATTAGCTACTGCACCAATTTTACCCATACTGTTATGACCCATACCTTTGGAATCATTTTTCATTTGGTCTAATAAGTCATTCATCTCTACCCCACAAATCTATTTCTATATCGTAGTACCGTTTCTCATCACGATCCCACTTAAGTATTTTAAACTTACCTCTGTTCATTTCACTGACAACCGCGCCAGCTAAAGCTATGATAGCAGGGTCACCCATCAAAAGCAAGTAGTCATCATCATTAAATGTGGATAACTCTTTTTTTAATTTATGTGTAAGCGGCCCAGAAGATAAAACTATTTGTTTATTATCTGGAAGTAATACTTTTAAATCGCCAAACTTTTCAGCTGAACGCACATTTCTTCCCATTTCTTGTAAAACGTAAACTGTCATAATTTTATTTCTTGATTCTCATATAGATCATGTTATATATAAAGTCAACATTAGAAATAAGAATGTACAAATTTAAAACTGAGCCTTATCAGCATCAAAAAGATGCACTTAAAAAATGCTGGAATAAAGAAGCATTTGCTATCTTTGCAGAGATGGGTACAGGTAAAACTAAAATTGCATTAGATAATGCTTGCATATTATATAACAGAGGCAAAATAGACCGCTTACTAGTGGTTGCCCCAAAAGGAACGTACATGAACTGGGTAGAACAAGAAATCCCCGTTCACGTTCCAGATTATATAGAAAAGAAAGTATTGGCATGGAAACAATCTACCAGTGCACAATATAGACAAGATTTAAAAGATATTAAAGACATCAATGATTTTAGATTTAAAATTATGGTAATGAACGTAGAAGCTTTTTCCAGTAAGAAAGGTTTAGAATTTGCTAAAATATTTTTGATTGGTAAGTCTATGATGATTGTTGATGAAAGCACTACTATTAAAAATCCACAAGCTAAAAGAACTAAATCAATTTTACAATTAAGAAATGAAACTAAATACCGCAGAATATTAACTGGTTCACCAGTGACACAGTCACCCATGGATTTGTGGGCACAGATGGATTTTTTAGATCCAGAAATATTAGGTCAATCTAGTTATTATGCATTTAGAACCCGGTATGCCGTGGTCATTACAGCAAATGCCGCAGGTGGAACACACAAGTACCAGAAAATAGTTAAATTTAAAAACTTGGCACAATTAGGGCAGTTAGTGTCGCCACATTCTTACCGTATTCTTAAAAAAGATTGTTTAGATTTACCTGATAAAGTATTTACTAAACGTCCTGTAGAATTAACAGATGAGCAACACAAAGCGTACAGTGAAATGAAGTCTACTGCTATGACAATGTTGCACACTGGCGAAACTCTTACAGCTGTCAATGTTTTGACACAATTAATTAGATTACACCAAATAACGTGTGGGCACATGAAAACTGATGAAGGTGAAACTGTGCAGTTAAAAAATAATCGTCTTAATGAGCTTATGCAAATATTAGGTGAGACTACAGGTAAAGTAATCATCTGGGCTAACTATATTCACGATATTATTTCTATACAAAAAGCAATTAATGATGAATTTGGACCGCAATCATCTTGTACGTATTACGGTGGAACTAAACAAGAAGATAGACAAAAATGTATTTATGATTTTCAAAACAAAGAAAATGATTGTCGTTTTTTTATAGGAAATACACAAACAGGTGGTTATGGTATTACACTTACTGCCGCAAGTACAGTTATCTATTATTCTAATAACTATGATTTAGAAAAAAGAATACAATCAGAAGACCGTGCGCATAGAATAGGACAAAAAAATAAAGTATTATATATTGATTTAGTAGCTAAAGGAACTGTTGACGAAAAAATAATACAAGCGCTTAGAAATAAAGTTAATATTGCGCGTGAAATAAATGGAGAAGAATTAGCTAACTGGATTTAAAGAATAGATTGATTGTATAAATCTAATTTTTTCATAAAAGCATCAGAAGCTCTAGTAAACTTTTCCCCTGTCAATTCAAAACGTTGAAACGTTAAATCACGGGAACACATAAGAACTACACCTTGTTCAATTTCTGTATTAAATAAAGCGTTGTGTGCCTGGGCGTATGCAGCTAGTTGCATGAGATAGTCTTGAATCCACTCTCGTTTCTTTGGCCTGTTAGTTTGTTTAAAATCTATAATCGTTGGTTTACCTTTATACATGGCAATCATGTCTGCTGTGCCTGCGTATTTATTTGGATAGTATAAATGAACTTCTGATCCATACACTTCTGTTATGTCGGCACCAGCTTCTTCAATTATTTTCTTTGCCATCTTTTCTGCTTGTATTCCTATTTCCGTAAGATCTAAATACTTTTCTTTGTTCACTAAACGTTCTATATATAGGTGGAGCGCGGTTCCAATTTTACCAGCGTCAGATATAATTTTCTCAGCTGCTGCTTCTCCAACTTTTGCACGCCATTGTTTTAAAAATGATTTATCTTTTGTTTTATTTAATATGGTTGTGACTGATGGTAAACTTTCACCATCAGGTGTAAGATATAAACGGGAATCACCATCCTGTCTTTTTAATTCTGCGTAATTATATTTCTTAATTAATTGCACACATGCTTATAGCATAAATGATGCAAGTCCGCCACCTTTTCTTCCACGCGGATTCATTGGCATTCTATTAATTTCATCTCTTTTATTAATAGCTTTTGAATCATTATGAATGTTTCTTATCTGTTCCATTTGTCCTCTGTCTACGTAATTACGAGCTGGTTCGTAACGTGGATCAAATTGATCTTGTAAATTATATACCATGCGATGAAAATCTGCGTTATTAGCATTATTCCTGTCACCATATCCATAGTCACCTTGGTAATAATGCATTAGCTCGTGTCCTAAAGTACTCATTGAATCATCATAATATCCTTTTTCATTAAACTCTCCTAAATTATTAACATTTCTACTTGCTAAATTTTCATCATCCATTCCTACTTGTCCAGGAAATTGATTATCATTATATATTCCAAGAATATTCATAAAACTAACAGGTTCTCCTCCTATATCATAAACGGTTTGTTTATCATCAAGATACCTTTGGGCCCCTAACCTTGCTGCTTCATGTCTTTCTACTGGAAAAAATGTACTAGATGGATTGTAAGGATTAAGTTCTGTGTTTACTTTCATTCCTGGTTTAAAAGAAAGTCTACCATAAGCACTTTCATCTTCAGGAAAAGTTGCTGCGTTAGGATCTGTTCTTCCATACATTAATTTATTTATGTTGTTGTATTCCTCTTCTGTTCCACCCATTAGTAACCATTCTCCTAAAGGCATAGAAGACATTTCATATGTATCTTTGTCATCTATGTATCTTCTTTCGTCAAAATAATTAGGATTCATTGCTCTCAGAGCGTCATAACTACGAGGTGCAGAAAACCTATCATCTCGGTATCCTTCAGGTCTTTCGTGTATGGGATAATAATTACCTTCGTAACCTTCAAGAAGATCACGGTAAGTTTTACCATCATACACTCCGCGATTAGATTGTGAATAATAGTCTAATAAACCAGGTCCTATATTTACAAAACCAAAGTTACCAGTAGGTGTGTTGTCTAAATAATCTTGCGCTTGTAGAAAAAAAGGAGGAAGATTAGAATAATCATCTGTTTCATCCTCATAGTAAGGACTATCTTTATAGGCTTCCCATTTATTATCATAGATTTTATCATTGTATTTGTATTTATAAATACTATCAGCTCTATTTTCGTGATCGTGTCCGGCGCCCATCGTTATTTACAGTTCTGCATTTGTTCTGCCATTTCGCTCGCGCGATTTGGTGTCTGTTTTGCCCAACGTGAATCAAGCATCTGGACATGCGCTTCAAAATAATTAGGTGGATCCTCTTGAAGCGCTGCCCACATTTTTCGGAACTTGGAAACTCCTGTCCCCCCAAGCTGAAAAATCATTTCACAAATTATAGTTTTTGCATCATCACTAATTTTTAAGTGAGCACACATGTCGTGTGTTTGATCAATTGCTGATTGTAAATCTTTTTCTAAAATGTCTTCTAAATATTCTTTGTCATATTTTTTACCGTCTTCCCAATGGTCTTCCACACATAAGTGGCCGTAGCCCACGGTTCTTTTATTTAGGGTATCTAAATAAACGGTGTCTCGAAATCCTTCGTGTTTTTTAACTGACTCTAAAAGTTTATCGTAATTCATTATCTATCCAATTTTTTATTTATGTTTTTAAGTTCTGTTTCCATAACAGCTATTCGTATTTCAATTTGTGTAAACATCATTAATGCTTCTTCTATTCTATCCATGTCTTTTTCCATGGCACTAACACGTTGTGACGTCATGCCCCATGTAGCACCCAGTGCTATAAAAATTCCTACTACCCATATTGCGTCTCTAATGCTCATGATACTAAAGATATTAATCCACCTTTTGCTGCCATCCTTGGAGCAACTTGATTAGCAAGTGCTTGATCTAAGTTGCCTTCATAAAGAGAAGCCGCAGCTGCGGAATTCATGTTAGGGTTTTGTAGTATTGACGAACCAAGACTAGACATGTCTGCTTCATCAGCAAAGAAATTTGCTTCTGGCGCAGGCGGATTTTGTATTCTATCAAGAGCTTTATTTATAGGAGAACTGCCAGGTGTACCCATTGTATCCTCTGCTATACCTTTTCCTTGTTGATAAATATCACTTATAGCTTCTTTAAAAATTTGTGCGCCTTCTTTAACAGGTGCCACATTTTTTCCTACAGTTTCTCTATACCGTTGATCGTTTTCTACTTCGTATAATTCACGGTCAAACTCTTTCCATTCTTCTGGACGTAATCTTACAAGTCTAACAAAGTTAGCAAGTCTGGTTTGTTCTGGAAGAGTATCATCCATCATTCTTGTAAAAGCACGAAGAGAGGGAGGGCTAGTCATTATACCACCCATGTATCTTACACCGTATGCTAAACCTACAGGAACTACCCATCCAGTAAAAGATCCTAAAGCACCAGCTGCTGCTCCAGTTTTCATTTTTAGTCCTAAAGCTGATTGAGGCATTGCAGATGCAATACCAGATCTAATACCACCCATTACGGCACGTCTTGCCATGAAAGTACTAATTTGTGGAATACCATTTTTAGCTGCTGCTTCCATAACAGTAGCAAAATCAGCTAAATCTTTTTGCGTTGGCAGTTGAGCTGCTTGTCTTGCAGTTATACCTTCTGGCATAACGGATCCAGCTTTTCTTAAACCTTCATTAAAACTTACATTATCAAATTCTAAAATTTCTCCTGTACGTTGATTTTTTTTAACAAGTTTAGAAACTTGTGGACCAGGTAATGCTTTTTTAAATAAATCTCCTAGCGGATTATCTTTTCCTAAACCAAGTGCTTCTTTAAATGCTTGTCCATCAAAAAGTTCAGCACCATCTACTTGTTTTATAGAATTATTAAATACTTTATTTAAATAAATTCCTAAACCTTGGTAGTATGCTTTATCCCCTACAATGTTTTTCATGACTGCTAAAGTTTGTGCAGCGTTTGCAGGATCTGCTTTTGCTATATCTACAACACTTTGAAATAAATTAGATGCTTGTCTATCTGGGTCTATTTGATTTAAAGCCATACCAGTTCTTTCAATTCCACCTGTCATTGCTTTACCAGCTTTTGTTCCAAACATAAGCATTCCATTACTTACAAATGTTTCATAATCTCTCCATAGTTTAGCTACTTCAGGTATTCCAGAATCAGCTAATTTACCAATGTCAGATTCCCATGCTTTATATAAATTCATAATATCGCCTTGGCTTTCACCATCAGCATTCTTCATCCATTTTTTGTACAGCTCATCCATTTGTGAACGAAGTCCATAATACATTTCTATTGTTCTTGCACCAGCTACGCCTGGATCTATAACTTGTGTTTTTAAAAAATCTAAAATAGGTTCAGGAGTCATTTTAGGAATTTGTGAAGATGCTGCGTTTCCACCATATTGACGAGTATCTCCTGGTACAATTTGACGTTGAGCCATTCCTTTTTCATAAACTCTTTTCGCCATGTTTACAAAATTAGTATCATCTACCACTGCACCATAATTTCTTGCGGCATCTAATAATGCATTTTGTTTTAAGTTAGCTGCATTAATAAATCCTCTAGCTCCTGCATGTGCTAAATCTTGTACACGCACACCATGTTCTGTAACATTAATTAACGGAGCAAACGTTAGTTTTTGAATAATACTTTCACCAAGATCCATGTAAGCATCCATTTGTTGTGCTTTGTTTTTATAAATAGCACCACCAATAACTGGTGCTCTTCCAAACATTTTTACACCTCCTGCTAAAATAGGCGATCCTACATCTGATCTTTGAACATTAGTTCCTGTTCTCGTATTTAATTTCGGTGCCATGTCTTCAAATTTGTTAAGAGGCATTTTTAATTCTGATGGACTTAAAAAATTAAATACAGGACTACGCATTAAACGTGTTACAGCTTTACCAATAAGAGGTATATGCATTGTAACATCTTCACCTCTTGGACCTAAAGTTGCAGCAACAAACTTTTCAGTTTGTGGATCTACTTTATTAAAATTACTAAATTTACCTGACCCATATAATCTTTGTTCAGCAGATAAAATATCAGTACCAGTAGCTACTCCAGAACCTGCACGAGGTTGAAACATTCTAAAACCTTTTTCACCAATAAAATTTCTTAATCCATAATAAGCTGGTCTTATTCCAAAGAACACACTACTTACACCGGCATCTATAACCATGTCTTTAACAGCACTTTTCATTCTTTCCGTTTGATCAGGTCTATTAATTCCCGTTGGACCAAAAGTTGCAAGCTCTGGAATCATATCTCCAATTAAATTTTTAATTTGGTTGTCGCTCATTTGTAAAGTTTTTTTAGCAACACCTGCTCGGTTCATAATATCTAATTCCATTTCGTAACCATAGTCAGCCGCACCAACTCCAATAGCACCTCCAGCTACAGCTCCTAAAGCTTTAGCCCACCAAGGTCCTGGGGCCTTGATGTTTTTAGTACCGGAACGAGCCCAACCTGCTTTCATTCTGTCTACCGTGCCTTTTGTTCCATATCTAAAAAAATTTCCAAAAGCATCTTTAACAACCGGACCAGCTCTGTATCCTTTTAATGATCCAACTGTCCCACCAATTGCTTCTTGTGTTAATTCTATTGCAGGATAAGGATTAGGACTAGACGTATAAAAACCAAATTCATCTTCAGCTAATAAAGTACTAGGTGTTGCTGTTATAAAGTCTTTTGAACTAAGTCCCATGGATCTTACATAGTTATTAATATCTTGTTCTAACTCAGCCGCTAATTCTGGTGTCATGTTAGGATTTTTTTCTTTAGCCGCATGAATAATGTTTACAACATTATCTCTAACACTATCTCTTTTCTCTCTATAAGTTTTCATGTTAGCAAGTTGTGATGCTCTTGCGTCCATATCTTTTTGAGAATTAATAAAAGGGTTATCTTTTCCAAATGGTGCCCCACCTGGAACTAACATGTTACCTAATAATTGAAAAGGTGCAGCTGCTGCTTGAACGGCAGGCTGGTATCCTTTTCTAACTTTGCTAGCAATTTCTTCAGGTTTAGTTTGGGGTATACCACCCTCCGTCACACTTACAAATTCTTTATCTTTAGCTCCTAAACCAGAAGCTGCTTCTTCAAATTCTTTTATTTGATAATTTTTATTTGCCATTAGCCCCATTTCTCCAATAAACTTTCGTGTGTTACTTTATTTTTTTGCATATCTTCTTGATGATTCATATCTATATTACCTTGTGTGCTCTTAAGCCAACTTTTATATGTTTGACTCCCACTTACATCTGGTCTTAAATATTCTGATTTGTTTTGTGGTTGTTGTAACCAGTTATAATAGGAATTTTCCAAATTTTTAGAACCTTCAATTTTAAAGAATTCAGGATTATCATCAGGATTCATTCCTGCAAGTTTTAATGCACCTGCCATGTTATCATATAGTTGATTGTAAATACGCATGTAGTTTTGAACTACTGCTTGGTCAGTTGTACGATTGCCTATTCCTGTTAATTTAACATCGGCAAATGATCTTCGAAGAACGTCTGCTAACATACGACCAGTTGGCTGTCTATCTCTTGCTAACATTAAACCTAATGTTGTTTCAAAAGTTTCTAATACTGATCTCTCACCACCAGATTGTAACAGTTTAGTAAATGAATCTGCAACTACATATGCTCTAGCTGGGTTTCCGTCTACATCTACACCATAACCACCATCTTCTAACGCCGCACCATATCTATCTTGATTTAATCCATTACCCCCATACTTATTTTCTTTATCAATAAAGACTGGTATTTCTACACCGTTTACATTCATTGTTCCATTAGAGCTTTCACGTACAGCAAAACCCCCTCCTGTAGGATCACTGGAATCAAAATCTCCCGCTACAACACTTCCTGTAAATTCTTCAAAAACTTCAGCTAGTGGACCTACAATTTTTCCAAATTCACCTGAAGCACCAATAAGATCAGGACGGTCTATAATCATTGGAAGTATTTCATTAGCTAGTGGTATTAAACCACGTTGAACATAGTTAGCATATTTAATTTGAGCATTAGCATCTGATCCTAAATCTTTGTTTACAGTTAATTGATCAGGATAGCTTAAACCGTAAGCTCCTGCACCTTCACCAGCTTCGACAAACTCAAACAAATTCATTCCATAATTTTTATTAAGTTCATAAAATTTAGTTTCTTCTGGGCTTGTTCTTTTCACTGTCATTAACCTTAAAGGTTTTTCTAATTTAATAGGTTGACCGTCTTGTCCTATAGCCAAGGATCCATCAGCATTTGTTTTATAGTTTTGATATACTTGAACATAAGGACCACTTCGATCACTCATCTTATCCATTTGTGAAAAATATAAATCTAAAGCAGCTGCGTTTATTTCACGATCTGCTTTTTGTTTTTCTATACCCATTTGAAATAACATAGGGGCTGTTTGTGCACCAGCTTGTCCTACTACGTCAAAAAATCCACGAAGACCAGGTTGATCAGTTCTTCCTGACATTAAAGCTGTACCTAATTGTAAAAGTAAAGCTGTTTGTTGCAATTTATCTCCACCAGAAGACTCTCCTAAAAATTGTTTAATTACATCTTTGTAATTATTAATACGTTGAACACTATCATTATCAATGTAATCAGCTATGTCTGGATCGTTAGACAAATCAGTGGAAGCTTTATCAGCTCCGGTAAAATCTGATGTAGCATTATTATCCATAGAATTTACATTTTTATTTTCCTCTTCATTAGCTTGATTTACAGAATTTTGATTAGGTCCTACTGGTGCATTATTAGCATTTTCTGAAGGTTGCTCGTTTGATGTTACATTACTAATATCTGTAATGTCTTCAGTAATATCTAGTTGTGATGTGTCTGTGATACTATCTATTGCTAAAGGACCAAGTCCACCAGCAACAAACATTCTTGCGCGTGGATCTTGTGAACCACGTGCCATTCTTTGAAATAAAGGTCTTAGTATAGGTCTAACCATATTAATCCTAACTACCTTTTAACGCTTGATATCCTGCTAGTCCTGTAATACCAGTTCCAACCGCTTGCGCTAATGGATTTGTCATTGGCGATGTTCCCATCGTTGTTGACATACCACTAGAAGGCATACCTTGATAGATATCACTAACAAAACCAAGACGTTGATACGGTTCATACAGCTGTTGTAACTGCTGTCTGTATTGTGCATCTGATATTTGTTGTGCTTGTTGTTGCTGTACAGAACCTGCTGACATCGCTGATGCTATATCCCCCTGTTGCAGTGCCTGCTGTTGTGCTCCTAATCCTGCAATTCCTTGAGCTGCAGTTTGTTGTCTTTGCATTTGATTACTAAATTGTGCTTGTGCTTGTTGTTGTGCTTGACCATAGTTTTGCGCTTGCGCTTGTCCCACAGCATCTGCACGTTGACGACCTAGTTCTGCTGTCTGTATTCCTTGTCTAGCACCACCAAAAGCTCCAGCTTGAGCAGCACTTAAATTAGCTTGATTTTCCATTTTATCAAACTGTTGTTCTATACCACTTATAACTTCATTTTGATAAGGGTTCATATATTGTTTATACGCAGTGGTAGGATCGTAAGCTGCGGTGCTATCTAATAATTGTTGAGTAGCGGTATTTAAATAAGGTTGAAATTTTCCAAGTCCTTGTTGTGTTCTCGTAAAAGCTTCGTTTTGTAAATCGGTGAAAGGAGAAACTTGTTGACCAGGAATAGTAACAGGATCTTTTGCAAATCCTGAAGCTGTGTCCATTAATTGAAGCTTACGTGCTTCTATTTGTGGAGCTTCTCTTGTAAACTGGGTACCAAAGGTAGTGCCAGCTGGATCTGCTCCGTCAGATAATCCTGGTATGCTCATAATATTTTCCTATAACTTTTTCCTATTTCTTCCATCCCTAAACGTTGAGCTAACTTATCAAAGCTACCTACTTGTGTAGAAACATCAAAAATAACTTCTTGTGCTCCTTGTATTTTTGACCAGTCTATAAATTTTTTCATCATTTGTATTCCAGTCATTTTTCCGCGCTCCTTGGGAACTACGTATAGTTCCAATTGTTTTGCAAATTTATCTTTACTATAAGGAAACTCCAACAAACATCCAATCATAAACCCTGTCGGCTCTTCCTTTTTCAACGAAACAATCCCAAACATGTTAGGTTTATTCATTGCTGCAAAGAAATAGTTTATAACTTTTTCTTTGTTAATCTCAACTCTATTCCCCCAGGCAGATTCTTTTAAGAAGTCTTTACTTACTTCTTGAATCCAATAAAGATCTTTCTTTTGGAAAAATCTCCACTTCATTTTTATGCAACCTTTTCCTCCATTGTTTCAACTAATGTTTCAGATTCAGGATCTAAAGAATTCATCATATCATACATTCTTTTTGCACCTGCATATCTGTCACCACCACCTAAATTTTCAACAGCTTTAGCTGTAACAACAAACTCTCCATCACTTAGCATTGCTGGAATCTTGTCATCTTTTGGGCCACCTGGGCCACTGACCTCGCCTCCTGCATTACCATACATGTACTTAGAATTAATCTCGTCAAAAATTTCTCTAATTTCATCGTCATCCATTTTCATAATGTCTGATGGATCTATGTTACCATACCCATCTAATAAATGACCACGCATTTCGTCTACTCCAATACCTCTTCTGTCATCAACAGAAGCTTCTTCAAAAATATCTAAATCTTCTATGCCTTCATACCCTGGACCTTGAACAATTTTTTCTACGTTAATATTTTCTTCGTCAATATAATTCATAGGGTCTGACATCATTCCGGCACCGCCGTTAGCATAACCTTTTACTTCTCCCCCGTCGGCGTAAGGAGTAAATTTAAATTCACTAGGAACGTAACTGTAATAAGGATTAGTCATATCCTCATACATCTGTTTCATTCTTTCTTTTTCACGTCTTCTCATTTCTTCTCTAACTTGATCTTCATCTGGTTGTCCACCAGTATATCCAGCAAGTAATGGTAGTGCTGATCTTAAGTCAAATGATCCAGCTGCTATTTCATTTCCTAAAATTCCTTTTCTTGCAGTTTGATTTCTTAATAAATCTTCAAAATTCATACCTGGCATTGTTTTGTAAGTAGGGTTTCCTGCTTGGGCATACGTTGCAACTCTATCCCCAAATCCTCCTGTATAAATGTTACGATTAGGTGGTCCACCTTGATAGTCTACAACTGGAGGATTAGTATATCCAGTCATACGCGGATTTTCCATTCCTGTTGGAATCATAAAGTCTGACCCACCAGGTTGTGTTAATACATCAAAGGCACTAATACCACCTTTACCATCTAATTGATTAGCAAAAGCATTTGCCTTCATGTAAGCAAATGGTAAAGAAGAAAGAGCACCATACAGTGCAGCTTTTTCTGGATTTTTTTGGCCCATTAATCTAGCTAAACCATAACTTGTTAAACCACCAGTTACAGGTGCTTTAAGAAGCATAGGCATGGCACCAAACTTACTACCGTATCCTCCTAGTAGTGAACCTAGTCCACCCATTTTTCCTCCACCACCCATCATTGCCATTAATTTAGGTGATAGATAAGGTGCAGCTGCCATGGCTGCAATTGGTAATAAAGGTTTTGCTTTTTTAACTATATTTTTAATTGCTGAATCAAAAAATCCCACTCTAAACGTCTCCTGCTTTACCCTCTAGTATTTTGTGAATTGCTGCTTGGATAACAACATCTTGTCTAATGTGTTCCGCTTTTGTAGCAGTGGCAGGATTTGCAACATCATCATCAGCTTCTTTTGCTGATCCGTATTCTTGTCCTGTTTGTGTATTGGTTATAGTAATTTCTGCTGGGACAACGATTTTTGGTACTTGTTCACCATTAATCTCAACATATTCTACTATACCATCATCTTTTATAGGCATATTCTCTCCTTATAGCAAGTATTTTGTATCTTTTCAATCATTATGATATTTCCAAAAGTGATACATAAACATTAATTGGTTGGGCATTTGTATTAATTTTAAGTATATCTCCAGCTTCTAGTATACCTATATCACCAGAAGCAAGGTAAAACCACGATTTTGTGTATTTATCTGCTACAGTACCATCATAAGCAATAGCTGTATTATTAATTTTTAACGTTAATTGTGCTGATCCTCCTGAGTTATTGTATACCCAAGCTGTTTTAATAATAGCTGTTGTAGCAGCTGGACATGTGTAGATGGTGTGATCTCCCGTAGAAGATTTAGTCACCATTACTTTTTTATATGCGTTAGCCATTATGATATAAACCAGTTAAAAGCTTCATCATCATTCCTAAGTGTTTCAGGTGTATACGAACTGTTTAATAATTGTACTAGCTGATCTAATGTTTGTATTAATTGATTAATCTGTGCTTCATTGTATTCAGAAGGTGCTTGTGGTAATCTTGGTATATTTATCTGTGCCATTATCTCATTCCGTCTGGTTGTACATCTGCACGGTATGTGCCATAGCGCCAAGTTGTGTCTACCGCAGAGCTAGATATTTTTAAGGATGCCTGTCTTCCACGTGCACGTGTATCTACTTTAGCTGTTGATGTTGTAATATTATAAGGACCATTAGTAACACTATTACTAGCAGGATATAATTTAAAATTAAGTTCTACATTAACAGTTCCTTGTTGATTTTTAAAATCAGGAATAAATCTTTTTATAGACATAAGTCTTTCCCCAGCTTGAGGAATAACAAAATCACCAGAAGTGATATGTGATGCAAGTGCACTACCATCAGCATCATTTCCATTTTCTTGTGCATACATATAACTTCTACCAGCAGTAAGCCCAGTTATTGTACTAATTGTAGAAGTCGTATCTGTTGCTGAATAGTCAAGCGCATAGGGAAAACCATACACACCTTTATCTGCCCATGAAGATCTAGATAGTGTGCCAACGCTCCAAACGTTTTCTTGATAATTATACGTAACACAACGATCAATGACATTAGATCCATTAGAACAATAGAACCAAGTTACTTCGTTAAACTCTGTATTTAAACCAGCAAAAGTGTCTTTTTGTGAGGCTTGATCAATATCTTTAAATACATAATCTTCTACGCTGCATGGTATTTTTTGAACTGAACCATCAAACATGAAAAAAGAATCAATACCCATCCAAAAAGATCTACCATTAGATTCTACAGCTGCGTGTTGTCCTATACAACCACAAGCAGAACCTAATTGTTGAAAACCAAAAGTAAATGGAGATCCAATTAATTGCATTTGATACAATGCAGTATCGGACCAAATTAATACAGCACCACGTGAACGTTTAGCTGTGACAAGTTTAGACCCATCTGTTAATCTTTGTGAACCTGCAGTGTTAGTAGCAGTAGGTGTCCATGTTGCCGGGTCTTCTTGATCTGACCAACGAAGAAACATATCATCTCTTGTTGAAGCAGTTCCTATAGTTGTTTCGGTGCCAAAACAAATAACATGTCTATCAGTACCAGAAACTAATACAAATCTACTAGATGTTGGAGCACCTGAAACAGCAGTTCTATTTGCACGTTGAACTGTTGATGTACTAGCTGATGTATCCCAGTAATATAAACTACCATTAAGTTGTTGACATAATACATCTTCTCCCCAGTTGTCCAAGGACCATTTACCTGAGTCTAACTGTACGGAATCTGGTGCTGCAAGACCAGCTCTTGTTGTACCCCATGTAGATAATCCCCATGTACCTGCACCCCATCCATAACCTAGTATAGAAAAAGCGGGATTAGTATTTATTTGATATTCTGCCGTTCCTGTGACACCACTAGCACCAGTGCCAGTAGCTGCAGCCTTGGCTGTGATAACATAATTGTTTGTATCTGTAATAGATTGTATTTCAAATTCACCTTCTAGATTACTGGCTGTAATTCCATTAGCCGTGCCTGAAACACTAGATATAGTAACAAAGTCACCTTCTATAGCGCCATGCGTAGCGTCTGTTACGGTAACAGAAGTGGATCCATTTACTGTAGTAAAATTAGTTATTGATGCGCCACTTTCTCTTATTGGTGTGATGTCATACCACGCTTGATTTTGATAAACGTAAAGTTTTTTATTAGTTCCAGTAATTGTATATTGATCACCGTCTAAAGAAAACCAAGTTACAATACCACGTGCTGCACCTACTAAAGCACTTGTAGATACTTTAGACCAACCACCTATTTTCTCTGGAAGTCCATAACGAAAACGAACATTATCACAATCTATCCAACGCCCTTCAGCGCCGTATTGAGTGTCTTGTTTATCTATTCCTGGTGCTACCTGAACTTTGATTAGCGTCATTTAGTCTCCTATACAGCGCTATCGTAAAATCTAATCCAACGCTCAGTACCGTTAATTCTTACCCTTATTGCCCCTGCTTTACTTCCAGCAGAAGCTGTAGATGAAGATAAACTTTTTGAGCTATCAGCTGCTGATGTTCCAACAAAGTTAGTAAAAGCATAATCTTGATCTAATTGTTCTAATTCTAAAACTGGTTGAGAACCAGTTGCTGAAGACTGATTAACATGTAATTTAGCACTAGGTGCTGCTACTCCTACACCAACTCTATCAGTGCTAGCGTCTGTTTGTAAAAGAGTTGTATCTGTATCTCCTTCAAACCTAGCATCTCTATCAGCGCCAGCTTCATTAAATACAAAAGTACCGCCATTAAGTGAAACATCACTACCAACAGTTAAAGTTCCAGTAAGCGTCATGTTTGGTAAATTTTCTGGAATATGATAAGCAGTTGTTCCATCCGTATAAATAAAATGTAAACACGTATTAGTTAAGGTCACTGGTGTTCCACCAGCAGGACCAAAAGTAAGTGCATTACCAGCTCTTGTTGTTGAATCTTTTATGACATACCAATTAGGATTTGCTTCACAAGTCAGCGCTGTTGCACCACTCAATGTCCCTGTTAAATTTAAAACTGCTCTACTTTGTTGGTCACCTGTACCACCACTAGCAACAGTTAATGCCTGGGAGGTACCTGTAATAGATACAGATGTATATCCTTTAATTGCATTTTCTATTTTCTCTAAGTTATCGTTTGTTTTACTACCCCATGTACCAGCATTTGCACCAGTGGTCTGGAGGTCTAAATTTAATATTGTCGAATCAGCCATATTATCTCCTTATCCTGTTGGAACGACAGTCCATGTGTTTGCACTGGAATCATCTACACCATTCCAGATTGTTAGTTTAGGGTCCCCTACTGCAGAAGTTATCGCTACACCCGTTGGTATTACAACAGCAGTTCCAGTGACAGTAACAGTGCCAAGACCAAATGTTGCTTGTACACCAGTAGGAAAATACCTAGATTCTAATGTAACATCTCCAACACTAAATGTCGAGGAAACTCCAGTTGGTGATACAACAGCTGTACCACTAACACTTACATCCCCTACACTAAAGGTTGCCGCAACACCACTTGGTTGTACAACAGCAGAACCTGAAACAGTTACTGTTCCAAGGGATGAGGTAATAGTTAAACCAGAAGGTGAAACTACAGCCGTGCCAGTAACAGTTACTGATCCAACGCTAGAAGTTATCGCCAGTCCAGTGACTGGAACTAAAGTGACTACATCAACAGTGACAGATCCTACAGAAAAAGTTGCTTGTACCCCACTAGGTGTAACAAGCGCTGTGCCTGTTACAGTAGCTGTACCAAGACTAAATGTTCCGGCAACACCTGTTGGTGTTACAAAGGTATGTTGAAAAACGTCTTCGGAAAAGGCACGCTCACCGAATGATGCGGCAGCGAAAGTCATTAGAGTTTATCCCACTCTACTTTTATATCTTCTTTAGAAATAGGTGTTGTACCTTCATGCCACTCTATTTCACAGTTATCCAAATCAAGATTATTTTGTACTGTAAACTTAGCATCAGGATTAATTTTTTGTATTGCGTCTGAAACTCTTTTCATGCTCCAATCTCCATAGCTGTAATAGTTGCTGTTGAATTGTTCGGACAAATATATACCGTACCACCTCCGTTAGACCTGTAAAATTGATCATAGTATGTAACTTGACTTGTTGTGTTATGTGAAGTGTCTAAATATGCAATAGAACTTCCACCTGTTGACCCAGTACCATCTAAATTAACAATATATTCAGTTAATTGTGTACTATCTCTTTTTAATCTAAACTTAGCTTCTGTGCCAGAAGTTGTATAATTCATTCCATGACCTATCACTACTAGAATTTTGCTAGAAGTTGATGAGGGTGTTATATTAACTTGTAATCCTGTATCAACATAAGAGCCATTAGTTGTAGTTGACTCGGTTGTTTTAGTTGAAGATTGAACTTGTAAAATTTTACCAGGATTAGCAACACCATTAATAAAACCAGAGGTAAGTGCTGTACCACCGTTTGCAACAGGCAGTGCACCAGTCACGTTGCTCGCTAAGTTAATTGATTGATTAAGTCCTAGTCTAGTTAGCGCCATTACGGTTTACTCCATACGCTGTTTGTTAAGTTGCCATCAGCATCTCTTGCTAATAGTGCATCATATGCTGCCTCATCCGTGTGGTTGGCTGGCAAGTCTCTAAGAGTTTGCCTCCACGTCTTAACGTTATCGGGCATCGTTACATCAGAGTTAGCAAGATAATCAGTTTGTTCTAATTTTTTAAATCTTATTTCTCTTATTAAAGTAAGTTTTCTATTAGCA